TGTGTACATGTTAGCAGTAAGGTCGGCAACTGGGTTGGTAACTAAGTCTGCGCCGCCTGTTGCTCTGAAACCATACAAGTTTGTTGTAGAGTTAGCACCAGTGAACTGTGTATTAGCTTCGTTGAAGAATGCTTCTGTACCAGTTTGTGAACCGTACTTAGCACGCATTGCGAAGATAAGACCAGTAGGTCCTGTCATTGGCTGAACACCAGCAACATCATAAGCAATCAAATTAGGAAGAGCACGGCGAACCAAGCTAATCAAAATTGGGTCATAGTTAGAAATACTAGAACCGGTTGCGTTAGTAGGTGATGATGAATAAGCTGTTTCATTCAACGCTTGTGCATCTTGACGCATTGCTTGTTGTTGGTTTTCCAAAACAAGAGCTGTAACAGCACGCTTGTATGGGTCTTTAATGGCTTCTAATTCTGGATGATTCAGAACTGGATCCCATTTCTTTTGTAGTTCTTCTGTTAGATACATGAGTGTTCTCCTTGTAAGTATCTTTTATTGGTAAACTTTATTTATTTAACCAATGATTTAGAGATTGATTGTGCGTATTGAGCAATTGCAGGATCAGTAGAGACAGGTTTCTTATCTTCTTCTTCAACTGTAATTTCTTCATTTAGAGCAGAACTATCGGCAGATTTAACTGGTTGTTCAAAATAAGATTCTCTTAGTGTAACAACTTTGTCTGCAAATTCTTCTTCTGAAGTGAATTCAACACTCTCTGCGAGTTGTTTCATTTTCTCCACTTGGGTCTGCGTCAGGCCTTCACATACTGCATGTATAGCCTCTGTTTTAGTTTTTTCGTTTAATTCTTTTTTAAGTTGGATGGCAGCATTGATTTGCTCATTCAAAGAAGCTTCAAGTTCTTCCACACGGGTTGTCAATTCTTCGACAACATTAACTTTTTCTTCTGGAATGTCAATGTAATGTTCAACAAACAAATCTTTTAGACCGGCAATAAAGTCTTCCACGATTTCGGAGCGTAGACCTTTTTCAACTGCCAATGTGTTTTCTTTCATCCATTCTTCGGCCATGTAGTTCATGTAGTCATCAACTTTGGTAGCCAAATCTTCTTTAACTTCTTCAATTGCTTCTTCAAACTGAACAACCAATTCGTTTTGGATATCTTCCAAAATTGATTCAGTACGAGAGATAACGGCAGCTTCAAAAATTGTTGTTGCTTTAGAAACAAATTCTTCGGAAAGATTTTCGTCACTCAATAGAGCGTCCATATCTTCCTTCATTTTTTCTTTCATCTTTTCTTTTTTCATTGCTGCTTTAATCATTGCTTTGTCTTGCGCCGCATCTTCATGACCTTCTTCTTCAACAACTTCACCATCTTCTTCTGCTTCTTCGTTAGCATAAGATTGGAATGTGGCACCTGGATTTGCAGGCATCATTTGTTTTGCCAATTTAGCTTTGATACGGTCACGAATAGAACCGTAATCAGTTGCTGGATCTTGTGCAGTTGCAGTTAAATCAGAACGACCTTTAGATTGTTGGTCAAATTCACCAGAAATTTTTGAACCTGGTTCTGAACCAACTGGTGGTGTTGCTCCTGGTGGTTTTGCTGATGGCACGCCTTTTGTGTAATCAGGATTTGTATCATCCTTCATTTCAGGTGAGTCACCAATTTTGCCAACATCTTTTTGTCCTGAAACAACTGATGTAGATAGTTTTTGTGGTTTGTCACCACCACCTCTTTTTGATGCAACATTGGAATCCAAAGTTTCTTTAGAACCTTCGGTTAGAATTGCTTTAGCGGCATCTGACAGATTAAATTTTGCCATTTTGAAAATCTCCTTGATTTTATATTGGATATTTATAATTAAAGTTTTTTGACAAATGATTCCCAAATGCGTAGACTTACTTTTTCTATGTCTTTACGAGATGCTTGTTTAATTTCTTGCTTAGCTTCTTCGTACTGATATTCAGTCCATACGCCATTGACCATCATCCATTCTTTGCCTTCCATAATGCCTTGTACAAAAGCACCAGGTGCGGAAGGGTCTGCTACAATATCTGCCGCTGTGGCCAGATGGAAATCTCCTTGAACAACATTAATGCCGTTTTCCATTTTTAAAGAACCCATACCTCTTGATGACACACCTAGTTGTGCGCCACCCTCAATAAGGTTTCTTGCAATGTTACCCATAGGGGTTTCAAGAATTTTTGCTTTGCCTATCCAAGCATTTCCCTCTTGGCGTAGTCCAACAATTAAGTGAGACACACGGTCAAGATTAATGGAAGGGGTGTCTGGATGTCCCAGTTCACCAAAGGCACGATTTTTATTAATGTATTCTTCGCTGTAACGATTAACTTCATTACGCATGGTTTCTTCTCTATACATGCGTTTGTTTTTGTTAACAGCTTCAGCTACAAGAAAAGGACCCTCAATATAAAGGGTCTTTTTACCATCTTTTTCTTCTGTAATATATTGTACAGATTCGGTAAGTTCTCTAATGAGTTTCATGTTAATCCTTATGGTCTCAAGTTATAAGGCGGATAATTGAATGCAGCAGGGTCACTTAGTTGACCACGTTGATAATGTGCATTGTCTTTTCTTAGTTCCATGATAATTGTATAAGAATCATTTACTGCCATGCCACGGGTAAAAATACCAATGTCACCATTTGAATATGCTACACTTGCTGTTGGATTTGGAATAGTAATCCAGTTACCTGCACCATCATATTCACCATTGCCATTAAAAAAGAAAATTGTACTATTGCTGCCGCTGGGTGCTGTCCAAGATAATTCAACATCAGCAATTGATGAACTTGCACAATCATACCAAACTCTGTAAACAGAAAGACCATAGTAAGGCAATGGGCCAGTATTTGCAGTTGAAGAAAGTAAATTGGCTTTGGAACTATCCATTGCACCATACAAAGTATTTGCCTGTATACGGCGTGTGTTAGCTTCTTGAGTAGTACTATCAAACTTTCCTGTTAATTTAATAACAGTATGTTCTGTTGTGTCTTTAATGACTTGAGATGTAAATACATTTGCCATTTGTTGTTCCTATTATTCTTCGGTTTGTTCTTCTGGATTAACAATCAAATTCAAAGCAACTTCTTGTTTTTTTGCTTCAATATGTGCCATGACTCTATCTTTAATAGCTGAATACATAACATCACGCATTGCTGTAGCGTTATCTTGTGCTGCATAATCTATAATTGCTCTTGCTTTGTCCATAATTTGTTCTCCTAATTAATCTATTTATAATATACGTTTCAATTTTGTGAATGTATCAAATTCTTCTCTTTTGGCTTTAGGTGCCGCCTTAGCTGCTTTCATATCCAATTGATGTTGATGTTCTGCATCCACTTGACTAATTTGTGATTGGTCTTGAGCTTGTTGAGACTGTGCATCTGTTTGTATTGATGCAGCCATTTGTTGTGATGCAATATCATTTGTAACACCAACTGGTAATCCAAAACCATCTTCTTTTTCTTTGTCAATTTCAGATTGCATTTCTTTGATTTCATCATCAGTCAAACGCAATACATTCTGTTGAATCCATTTTTGTGAGAAATAACGACCTGTATATGGATCAACTGAGGCTAACAAAGACAAACGATTAGTCATCAATTCAGCTTCTTTGAGTTCAGAGAAGTTATTATCTTTAATGAAATCATAATGAATGTTTTCTTTAAACATATCCCATTCTTCGGCGGTACAGATACCTTTGAAGATACACTGTATACGCAAAGCTTGGTCAAATAATTCTGAAAATTTATTACGAACTCTGTCAACAAATTTGGCAAATTTCAATTCATCTCTAGTAATTTCTGATGAACGACCTAATGTGAAAGCTTGGCCGGACTCTAATCTGGATACTGGCACACTCAATGCACCATACAATTTTTTCTGGAAGTACTTAACATCTTCCAATTCACCAAGGTTTTGGCCACCTGGTAATGTAGTAATTTCTGTACCTTTACCGCCTTCTCGGCGTGGTAACCAGAAGTCTTCCATCATGGATAAAAACTTACGGTCATCACGAATCTCACCGGTGTTTGCATCGTAGACAAGTTTGTTTTTATACTTGACCATAATGTCACGAAGGTATTGTTCTGCTTTTAACTTTGGTAGGTTACCAACGTCAATATAGAATATGCGGCGTTCTGGTGCTCTAGAGATACGATAGATAACTGTTGCATCTTCAATCATACGCAATTGATTCAATGGCTTGATGGCCTTGTGTAAGTATGATAGAACCACTGCACGGCGTGAATCCATAAGACCTGAAACGATTGCTATAACGGAGTCAACAGTAATTCTTGTGCCTACTGGACCATAGTTGGTAGACGAACCTGACACTACCTTGTCGTTGTAGATGTAATATTCATTGACCGTTTTCATTAACTCAACGCCAGTGCGTTCATCTTTGGTCTTTTTCATCTCACGAACCTTACGGATTTTTCGTGGATCAATGTATCTTAATTCTTTAATACCGGCCGTAGGATCATCTTTGTCGATAATTACATGGTAGTACAATCTACCATCAACATAGTATCTACGAAAAACATCTTGTGCCATTTTTTTGTAATTCAACATACGCAAAATGGTTTGGAATTCTTCTTTGATGGCTTTCTTAATTTTTTCTGGTTGCTTTAAATCATCCAAAACAATCTGAGTGGTATTACCATCATCGTCTTGCACAATAGCTTCATTAACAATATCATCAATTGCTGATTCAATTTCTGGTTGCATTGCCATTTCACGATAACGAGAAATAAGTTCTACCTCATTTTTTGCCGTACCGTCTAAGTCAACATATGTACCATAATATGCAGCTGATGTTATTGTTAATGCGCCATCATCGGCGGCTGGAGGCGTGAATGATTGCTGAGTGGATTTCTCCTGCTCAGTTTCATCACGGGATATCGTAAACCCAAACAACGAAAATTTATTTATATTTTGTGCCATATTTTTTTCTCAATAATAAAATCAAAGTAACATAATGGAGGGCACTAGGCCCTCCGCATAAAAATCAAGAAGTTGTATTTGCTTCCCAATACTGATAAGCAAAAGTAACTTGAAACTCTTCCATAGTATCATTTGAACCCCAATCCAATTCAATTGGTGCCAAATCTATTGGAAACAAACCAACAAAATTGTAAGTTTTTAAAGTTTCGCCTGTTTTGCCATATTGTGTAACAGTTGCATCAGATGTATATGTTGATGGTCTGTTAGCTTGCAAAGCTCGCACATTGCTTGTGTTGCTATTAATTGCATTCATCCATGATTCTAAAGAATTTCTGATAACGAAATCTTCATCATTGATAATGGTCAAAGACCAGTCTACGAATGTTCTGTTTCCAGCAAACTTCATTTCACGGCCAAAGTAATTAACCGGCACGGTACCAATTGAAGAACCTGGTAACTGTGCCGATTTGGCCATGAAAGTTGTTTTAGAACCAGCTAAATTGCCGTTTGATGCAATAGTTGGGTAAGTTAAAGTGACAGCAAATAGGTTAGGACGGGCACCGTCTCCTACCATATTTGCTCTAAATTCTGCTACATTAAATGCCATTGTTTTCTCCTATTTCGTTTTATTTATTAGAATGCACCAACGACTGTTGTGAAATCAACGCCTGTTGCAACAGCAACAAAGTTCAATTGGATGTAATTAATTGAACGAGCAGGTTTAATGTAAATGTCACCAACAAAACGGTTACTATCAATAACTTGTGGAGTGTTGTTTGTGTCATCACATACCACTTTAAAGTCTGTGATACCACGGCGACCTTGTACATCACGCAAGAATGGTGTTACCAAAGAAACAAATTGTGCTCTAGTAAACTCATCGTTCAATTCAAACAATGAAAACTTTGCAGCAGTAGAAATAGATTTTTCTAATGTAATAAACAATCTACGAACATTGATACGATCAAATGCTGAAGGTTTGTTTTGCAATGTCTTATCACCGTATAGAACGATACCTTGTCCAGGGAATGATACAACTGGGTTTACACCAGCAGAATAGATTGTATCTCTATCTGATTTGCTTGGATTCCATGCCAATTTGATTGCATTTTTGATTGCACCACGGTTGAAACCAGCAGGTGAATACCATGGATCTCTTGCAGTATCTGTAGAAACACATAGACCAGCAATATCGCCGTTCAATGGAATATAACGATATACATTGTTATATTTGTCGTATTGATATTTCCAACCAGAGTCAGCAAATACATAAGATGATTTTGTCAATGATGATACCCAAGCAGAAATTAGTGTAGTTTCTTGACCACTCTTATTAACAACAGCTGAAGATGGAGGTGATACGAATACCACACAATCTCTACGAGAATCTGTTAGTGTGTCTGGATTTGCAATTGTACTAATAACATAATTTTGCACCGTTGTACTTGCATCACCAGTCAATACTAAAGAAATGTCAATTGAATCTTTGTTATTGAATTGGTCATATGCAGTTTGTATGTCACCAGTTGTTGGAGCAACATCACTACCTAATGTTAATGTTTGTGCGCTGTTGCCATTTGCAGCTGCAATTGTGTCAATTCGTGCAAATATTGTACCTGCAGCGGTTTGTCCCCATGTAGTTGAAGTATTTGCATAATCAACTGAGTCTGTTGCATAAACATATCTTGATTGGTCAAATATTACTTGTTTGTAATAATTTGTCGAACCGTTTAATGTTGCGTCATAGGCCTTTGAAACAAATCCAAATGTTTCAAGCACTGTGTTTGCAACGCCTGTAAATTTACCTTGGACATCAATAACAACAATATGTATTTCATCATTAGCACCATTAACATTACTAACATAATCTGATGTGCCTGGTGCAGATTGGAAATAATTTTTGTATGTCCATTGATTAAACAATGAGGTATTTGCAGAATCAAAAACATCCGTTCTAATGCTGTTACCCAAAGAACCTGGATATCTTGCCATGAAAGCGCCATAAAGATTTGCATTATTTGTATTTAACAAAGAAG